CTTAAAGCTTGGGGAGACCAGAAATGGAGAACAAAAAGTGGTAAGAAGAGTTCTAAAACTGGTGAAAGATATTTACCAGAGAAAGCTATCAAAGCTCTTTCTTCTGCAGAATATGCGGCTACTACAAAAGCTAAAAGAAAAGCTAAGAAAGCAGGAAAGCAAGTAGCTAAACAACCAAAGAAGATAGCAAAGAAAACAAGAGCATATAGGAGTTTTTCATGAAAGGCGTAAAGCATTATACAAAAGACGGAAAAGAATTTAAAGGTGCTACGCACAAAATGAAAGATGGAACACTACATAGTGGTAAAACACACACTGCTAGTTCTAAAAAATTATTTCATTTTAAAGACCTATCTGCAAAAGCAAAGAAAACAGCTAGAGCCTAATGAACGAGAATCAAAAAAAGAAAATTAAAAAAGTAGTTAAAGGTCTTACTAAAGCTTCAAGGTCACATAAAAAACAATCTAATACTTTAAAAAAAGTTTTGAAGAATGGTAGCAAAAAAATATCAAAATCCTAAAGGTGGTTTAAATGCGGCAGGTCGTGCACATTTTAAACGCAAAGAAGGAAGTAATTTAAAATCACCAGTTAAATCTGGAGTTAATCCAAGAAGGGTTTCATTTGCCTGTAGATTTGCAGGAATGAAAGGGCCAATGAAAGATGATAAAGGTCGCCCAACGAGGAAGGCACTAGCACTCAAAGCATGGGGTTTTGGGTCAGTTGAAGCGGCATCTAATTTTTGCCAAAGACATAAGAAATCATAATGGCAGAAATTAAAAAGAAACCAGTAAATCCAAAAAAGAAAAAAGATGATGCTATTAAAAAAGCAGAAGCTGATAGACGTAAACGTCAAAAAGATAAATTAAAAAAAGATGCGGCTAAATCTTACTATAGTTCTGTAAAAGGATACAAAGGTAAAGGTGGAGGACAAAATACTAAGTCTAAAACTTTTAAAGAAAAACAATTTGATAAGAATAGAGCTGATGCAAGAGATGCGGCAAGAAGTGGAATGACTGTTGTACAAATGAGAACAGCAGGCCCTATTGCTAATGTTAAAAAAGAATTAAAAGCATTACAAAAAAAATTAGAAAAAATATCGAGAGGTAGAAAGTAATGCCTATTTGTAATACATGCGGACATGAGTGTCATTGTAGTAATGGAGGTTCTTGTTGTGGTGGTCAATGTGACTGTGGCAACTGTGAACATAATAAATAATGCCAACATATCAATATTATAATAAAAAAACAAAAGAATACTTTACAGAAAATTTACCTATTCATAGAAGAAAAAATCCTTGTAGAGACCCTTTTATTGAATTAGTTATTACTGCACCTAGTATTGCAACATTATCTGATAGAGGTGGTAAAGAAGATAAAATGAGAGAACAAATTTTATCCACTGCAGAATATGGATATCAAGAACGAGAAATTAAAGAAGAGTTAAAAATTATACCGGAATCACCAGAATGGAAAAAAGAAAAAAGAGTAAAGAAAAAACAAAAAAGCCAGTGGCTGTAAAAAAAATTAAAGCTAAACCTAAAGTTGAATTAAATCATTTAGGCTATCCTGTTAATGACCCTTATGGATTAGCGGCGGCTTTTTGGAGAGCGTTCGGATAAATGTTACCAACAAAAAAAGAAACTAGAGAATTAACAGAACAACAAGAAAATTTTCTTACTGCATTATTTGGTGAAGCTCATGGTAGCCCAAAGAAAGCAGGAGAGATTGCAGGGTATGCACAAAATTCATACACTCAAGTTGTTAAATCATTAAAAGAAGAAATACTAGAGAGAGCCGAATATTCTCTTGCACTTAATTCAGCTAAAGCGGTAAAAGGTTTAGTTGATGCATTAGATGAAGATGGTAAAACTCCCGGTGTTAATATTAGAATGGAAGCGGCTAAACAAATACTAGACAGAGTAGGACTTGTCAAAAAAGATAAAATAGATATCACAGGACAAGTAGCTCACGGAATATTTATTTTACCTGCTAAAGATGGAATCAATTAAAAGAAAAGCTAGAGTCATACCTTTTGGATATAAGCTAGAGGAAAATACAGATTATATTGAGCCCATACAAGAAGAACTAGATGCTTTAGAAGAGGCAAAAGAATATTTAAATAATTGTTCCTATCGTGAAGTAGCAAGATGGTTAAGTCAAAAAACAAATCGTTCTATTACACATACTGGACTTAGAAAAATTATAGATAAAAGATGGACATCCCACCACCTAAACCAAAACAAAACCTCGGAAGAAAACGAGGAGTAGAACAAGAAAAAAAACATTTTAGTGTAGCAACTAAAGCAAAACAAGCGGCTAAAAGAGTTATCAAAAGACAAGATGACAAAATTAAAAAAGCAACAAATGATTTGCACAATGCTAAAAAAAGAAAAGAGCAGATTCTTAAAACAGATAGTGCACTAAAAGGAAAAAATTCTGCAGTTATGACAGATAAGGAAGTAGATACACTTCCTCCAAATGTTCAAGAACATGTAGAAAAAAATATAATATTTCAACCTAATGATGGGCCGCAAACACAATTTCTAGCCGCACCAGAAAGAGAAGTATTTTATGGTGGAGCAAGAGGCGGAGGTAAATCCTACGCTATGTTAATTGACCCACTTAGGTATTGTGATAAAGCAAATCATAGAGCATTGTTAATTAGACGTTCAATGCCAGAACTTAGAGATATGATTAATCATTCTCAACGTTTATATGGTCAAGCATATCCCGGTGCTAAATGGAGAGAGCAAGAAAAAGAATGGCGATTTCCATCTGGTGCTAGAATTGAATTTGGTTACGCAGAAAACTTAACTGACGTTCTTCGTTACCAAGGTCAATCATACACATGGATAGGTATAGATGAGTTACCTCAATATCCTACTCCAGAGATTTACAATTTCTTACGTTCCTCCCTAAGAAGTGTAGACCCCGATATTCCTGTTTATATGCGTGCTACAGGCAATCCGGGTAACGTGGGTTCGTTATGGGTCAAAGAGATGTTTGTAGACCCTAGTGAGCCAAATAAAGCCTTTGACGTGCATATTGACACAATAGCAGGTAGAAAATCTATAACAAGAAGATTTATACCGGCTAAGTTACAAGATAATCCGTATCTAATGCAAACGGATGATTACATGATTATGTTATCATCTTTACCAGAAGTACAAAGAAAACAATTTTTAGAAGGAGACTGGAGTGCATTTGAAAATTCGGCGTTTCCGGAATTTGATATGTCTGTCCATGTTGTTCAGCCTTTTGACATTCCCAGTAACTGGCTCAGATTCAGAACATGTGACTGGGGCTATTCATCTGCGGCTTGCGTTCTTTGGATTGCAGTTGACTTCGATAACAATTTCTGGGTATACAGAGAACATTATACCCAACGAGTTACAGCAGATATATTTGCCAGACAAGTCATGGAAAAAGAACACAACGAATATATTCGATATGGAATCTTGGACTCTTCAACTTGGGCAAAACGAGGGGATGCCGGCCCTAGTATTGCAGAGACAATGATTAGAGAAGGTTGTAAATGGAGACCCTCTGATAGGTCGCCAAGAAGTAGAGTAGCAGGTAAATTAGAATTACATAGGTTACTAACTAAAGATTTAGATACAGGCCAACCTAAATTAAAAGTTTTTTCTAATTGTACTAATCTTGTTAGAACAATGCCTATGTTACCAGTGGATAAAAACAATCCAGAAGATGTGGATACACATGCAGAAGACCATGCTTATGATGCACTTCGATATGGTGTTATGAGTAGAACTGTACATCCTAAAAGTTATGATGCAAATAGGTATACAGAAAAAGAAAAATTTAAACCGGCAGATAGAGTATTTGGATATTAATGCAAAGACCAGATAAAATTAAAATAGGTTATCGAGATTATAAACTCGAAGAATGGAAACAAACTGTTGCTAGTGCTAATGAAGCACAAGGACAGTTTTTTGCTAAAGAAGGTGTAATAGGTTACACTGCAGAAGAAACAGGAGTTTCTCATGCTAATACTTTAATCCATGAATTATTACATGCAATTGTATATCAATGGAATATGGAATTAGAAGAGAAGGATGAAGAGAAATTAGTTAATGGGTTAGCTAATGGCTTGACAACAATATTTGTAGATAATCCAAAACTAATGGATTTTTTAAAAGATAAAATTAAGGAGGGCTAAATGCCACAACCAGTATTAACAAAATACAAACAGGGTGACCTTGGTGCTGATTATTCAAAAGATAAACCAGTAGGTGAAAAGTTAGATATGAGTATTCAAGCTAACTATGAAACTAGACCAACAGATTTCCCAAAGAAAACAGAAAACAAAGTTGAAGCATCTTTTATGAAGATGGCTAACGAAAAAGATTATTAGGAGAATATTATGGTAATGAAAATGTATAAACAAGGCGAAGTTTCAGAAGTTTCTGATACACTTATGGCAAAAGAAAAACCACAAGCAGGATTATTAAAAATGTATTCTAGCGGTGAATTATCTAATGTTGCCGATGGTGCACCTGCAAAAGAAAAACCAGAAGCAGGAATGTTAAAAATGTATTCACAAGGTGAGTTATCAAAAGTAGCAGACGGAAAATAATTAATGGCTAAAAAAGATACAGCAGATATCTTAGCTTTAGGTGATAAGGAAGATAGTCCAAAACAAGAATATGATGTTTCGGGTCTTGCCGGTTTAGTTAAAAGCAAATTTATTGATGCAGAAAATGCTCGTCAGTTTGATGAGCAAAGATGGTTAAGAGCATATAGAAACTATAGAGGAGTCTATGGTAACGATATGGCATTTACTGAATCAGAAAAATCAAAAGTATTTGTTAAAATAACTAAGACTAAAGTTCTTGCGGCTTATGGACAATTAATTGAAGTTCTATTTTCTAGTGGAAAATTTCCAGTAGGAGTAGAGCCTACACCTGTTCCAGAAAATATAGCAGAATATGCTCATATTTCTGAAAAACCTAAACAACAACCAGAACAAGAAAGTCCTTATGGATTTCCCGGTGATGGAAATGATTTAGAA